TATTGGGGTATCTACCGATGGACATACTTCATTTACCCTACCTAATAAATCCACTCTCTATGTGGGTAAAATTTCAAATGATCTTATTGGAATTTCTACTTTTAAAGTAGGAATAGGTACAACTGGCACTTTTGTAGGCGTAGCAGCTACAAGTGAAACTAGAGGATTATTAAGATTCACGGGATTTGGTACAGGAGTTTATCATAGTTTTGAAACTGATAAAGATAATGTAGTTACTGCTGAAGTTAGTAAGAATGTTGTTACAGTAGCCACTGCGTCAACTCATGCACTACTCTTTGATGATAATGTTACTGTTACTGTGCAACCAGGTATAATCACTGCGGTTACTGTCAAATATAATGATTTTAATAGAAGAATAGTTTTTGATCCTAAAGATTTTGCATCAGGAGATGTTGATGTAACAAATAATACTATTAGTATTAGTGATCATCAATTAAACAGTGGAGATAAGGTAATTTACACTGCATCGACAGCTGCTGGTGGATTGGAAAATAATAAAATTTACTATATCTTTAGACAATCCAGAAATAAGGTAAAACTTTGTCTGACTAGACATCAAGCAGTCCAATTTACTCCTGAGGTTGTTGATATAACTTCTGCTGCTGCTGGAACCTTATCACCAATTAATCCTCCACTGAATGTTTATAATAATAATACTGTCAACTTTAATCTATCAGATTCTTCTCTAGGTTCTAAGATAGGGGTGAGTTCGGCAGCTGCTTTTGATTTTAATTTATATTCCGACAGGAATTGTACACACATATTTAAATCTACAACCATAGACGATAAATTTGAAGTATCTAAAACGGGAACAGTTGGAGTTACTACAAATGCTGAGTTATCGTTGATAGTTTCAGCAAATCTTCCAACAGAATTATATTATAAATTTGATCCTATTGAAAGTGAAGATCTTTCACCAACTAAGAGTGGTATTGTTATTGATAAAGAAGTTAATGACTATAATAAAATAAACGTAAAAGAAAGTGTGTATGTGGGTAATTTTGCTGTGGCTGGAGTTGGAACTACAACCACATTTAGTTATAACGTAATAGATATTCCTGAGAAAGTTACTTATAGTTCATCCCAAGCAAAAATTAAATATTCCACTGATGCTGCACAAGCTTATGGTGGAATCTCTAAAGTTGAATTGAACTACAAAGGAAATAGGTACACCGAAATTGTAGGTGTATCATCAATTCAATCGGGTATAGGAACTAAAGCTGTTTTAGAACCATCTAGTACATCTATTGGTAAAATAATTTCTACCAATATAGAGGACATAGGATTTGACTATCCAAGTGATAATACTTTAAGACCTGTTTTAAATTTACCTGAAGTTCTTCAGATAGAATCATTAACTTCTTTTGATTCAATTGGAATTAGTTCTGTAGGTAAAAATTATACGATTGCACCAAATTTGGTTGTCATTGATGGATTTACTGGATCTCAAGTTAAAGATGTTGATATAGAATATGAGATAGGAGATTCTCAAGTAACCATTCTGAAAAATACATTTGGAATGAATCCTGTAACTCCCACTATAATTCCAACGGCTAATATTAATGGTATTGGTATTAATACTATCAGTTACAATATGTCTACTAAGGAAGTTACTGTTGGGTTAAATACTTCATTCAGTAATGCTAGTGACATACCATTATTTGTCGGAGATAAAGTTTTAATCGAAAATATAAGTGTAGGGCTGGGAACAACGGGAACTGGTTATAATTCTCTTAATTATGGATATTCATTATTTGAATTAACAAAAACTCATTTTCCATTAGGAGGAAATGTTGGATTTGTTACTTATAGTTTAGATGGATATATTGAAGATAATATTTTTCCAGGAAACTTTGATGCTCTTAATTCAGCAGGTATAATTGTTCCTGAAAGATATTTCCCTCAGTTTGATATTTCATTAAAAACTAATAATTTCTTAGATGGTGAAAATGTTACTTCAGGAAATATAATAGGTAAGGTTGAAAATTGGAATAGTAGAATTGAATTACTAAAAGTATCTACAGCATCAGAATTTAGTATAGATGATATCATCGTAGGTGAAACTTCACATACTCAAGGAAAAGTTACATCAAAAATTAATTTTAATGCAGAGGTTAAATTAAATGCTGGATCAGTAGTTAAAAAAGGGTGGACAAGAGATACAGGATTCTTTAACAATAATTTAGAAAGACTTCCTGATAATAATTACTATCAAAACTTCTCTTATTCTTTAAAATCAAAAGTTGATTATAATACATGGGATGAAGCAGTTCATAATCTCAATCATCCTACAGGATTTTTAAAATTTAGTGATCTTCAAGTTGTATCCACAGATGATACGTCTTCGGGAGTTACTGCTGATGAAGCTGATCTTTTTGTCTTTATAGATTCAGAACGTGTAGTAGATATAAATTGTTATTCCGCATTTGATTTGGTTACAGAAAATTCTTTAAGTATTAGTGATACTCAAACTGTATCCGATGAAGTATTCTTTAACTCTAGAGTTTTAACTGATTACTTTGAATCAGTTGGTAACAGAGCTTTGGTTATAGATGATTTTAGTTCTGATTTCAATAGCGATCCTAGAGGAACCAAGTTTTCAACCGTAGATACATTTGATCTTGATCAAAGATCTGTCAAATATGTTACTTTAATAAAGGATGCTACCTTTACTGGTGAGAGACAAGTTGTAATGGTTTCTCTTCTTAATGATGGAACTCAGATGTATGTTAATAATTATGGTAAAGAAGGAACTGTAAGTGATCTAGGTTGGTTTGATGGAAATATAAGTGGTACAGAAGGTGAATTACTTTTCTATCCTACTAAATTTGCAAATAATAATTACAACGTAAGTGCTATAAGTTTTGGTGTATTAGGAATTAGCACTGCAGGTATTGGAACTACTACTTTAGGAACTAGTGTTGATATCAGATCTAGTACAGCTAGTGTTCCTGCTAATACCACTACGACTGTGGTGGGAATCGCTTCTACTTATAGAAGTTCAAAAATAATTGTTCAAATAAGTGGTGATGATGGTAATTTTGAATATGATGAATTAAATGTAATTCATAATGGAACCACTGTTGATTTGATGGAATATTCACAACTTACTACTCATTCTGTTGATGAATATGGTGCGGAAGTTGGACTAGGAACTTATGCAGCTGACATGAGTGATGGTGATATTAATATAGACTTTATTCCTACTGCTGGAATAGCATGTACTGTTAATACTTTAAGAATATCCATAGCAAGCACTTTATCAACAGGAGTGGGAACTCAATATCTAGGGGCAGGTGATCAAGATACAGGATTCCTTAATTCCTCTTATACACACATTGCATCTGCAGGATCTCCATTAGCTCATAAAATTGCTGAATATGGTATTAATAATACCTCTGAAGTAGACGACAATAACGCTGCTTACTATGTAATTAGCGTTGAAGATACATCTAATGAAGAATATGAGATGATAGAGGTAATTGTAGTTAATGATAGTTCAGAAGCATACATTACTGAATATGGAAACGTAACTACTAATGAAGGAGCAGTATATTCTGGATTAGGTACAGTTGGTGCTGCTGTTTCTACTACAACTTCACATACTCAATTGTTCTATACTCCAAATGCTGGTATTGGAGTTTCTGTTCGTGTTTTCCAAGCAGCACTTCAAATTGCAGCTGAAAATTCTGATATTGATTCTGTTGATGGTATTGATCTTGGCACAGCTGAAATCAATGCTGGATATGGTGTTTATGAAGGTACTGAAATAGATGTAAAACGTGCATTTAACTTACAGCATAATCAAAAGAATATTTTCTCTAGAAATTTTGATGCAAGTGATAGTACCATCGTAAACGTAACTGATAATACAGTTACCCTTCCTGATCATTTCTTTGTAACTGGAGAAGAAGTTACTTATGCTCAAGGTGGAACTCCTATTAGTATTGCATCCACCAATATTTCAGGAATTGGAGTTACCACTCTTCTTCCTTCTAATCTTTTCCTTGTTAAGGTTGATAATCAAACAATTAAGTTTGCTAAGACTGCAGAAGATGCTTTAAAAGAAATTCCTAATATATTGGAATTAAGTGCTGTAGGTGTAGGTGCAGCTCATACCATATTTGCTAGAAATCAGAATACTAAATGTTTAGTTGCTATTGATAATGCAATACAATCACCTTTAGTTTCAACTGCTGTTACTACAGGAATTACAAGTGAAATCGGAATAGCACAAAGAGTAGTTAGTGTTTCAGGAGTAACATCATTCTTTGGTGGAGATTTGATTAAGATTAATGATGAGATAATGAAAGTCAATACAGTTGGTTATGGAACTACTAATGCAATACTTGTTGAGCGTCCTTGGATGGGAACTAATTTAGGAATACACACTGAAAATTCTCTTGTAACTAAAGTTGATGGTGATTATCATATTGTTAATAACCAAATTAATTTCATCACTGCTCCTCAAGGCCCTGTTCCTATAGGTAGCACTACTAATGCTCCTGATGACAGATATTGGGTAGGTATTACAACTCACTCCACGTTCCAAGGAAGATCGTTCATGAGATCTGGAATTCAAGATACTAGTAAGAGAACGTATGAAACAAATTATTTGTTTGATGACATCTCCCATGAATTTAATGGTATCAGCACTGCATATACATTAAAAGTTAATGGAGAAAATGTAGCAGGATTCTCAACCGATAATGGTGTTGTTTTAATCAATGGTATATTCCAAGGGCCAACTGGTGATTTATTACAAACTCAAGATTATTCTTTTGTAGAGGGAACCACTGGAATCAGTAGTGTAGTCTTTGCTGGAGTAGCAGCTTCTGTTGCTAGTGATCCTCAAAGTGGATCAATCCCTGTTGGTGGAATAATTGTTTCAGTAGGTTCGACTGAAGGGTTAGGTTATCAACCTCTTGTTGCTGCAGGGGGAACTGCTGTTGTTTCTGCTGCTGGTACTGTAAGTTCTATCAGTATTGGTAACTCAGGATCAGGTTATAGAGTAGGAGTTCAAACAAATGTTAGGGTTGCTATTCAAACTGGTACTAATATTGCACCAATCTTAATTGGTATTGGTACTGCTGCAATTACCAATGGACATATTACGGGAATAGCAATTACAAATAATCAAGTAATTTATGTTCCTCGATCAATTTCTGATGTTGGATACAGTTCTGTAACAGGAGTTACAACAGTCACCACATCGACTTCACACGGTCTTCTAGTAGGGCAAGAAGTGAAGGTATCAGGAATTGCATTCACATGCGATTATCTCCCTGCTGTGGGCGTTCAGAGTGCCGTATACACTGCTTCTACAGGTATAATGACGGTCACTACATCTACTGCTCATGGACTGTCTGTAAGCGGTAAAGCTAGTGATGTTATTTTAACTGGATTAGCATTTACATGTGCATTAGATAATGGTGGTGCTCTTCATCTATATCCTAGAACAACTGACCCCGCATATGGTGGTACACCAGTTACAGGAGTAGCAAGTGTAACTCAATTTACAATTAACGCAGGTATATCAACTGTTCCAACATTCTATGTTTCTGGTGGTACAATACAACCTGCATTAATAGCACCTAGAAGCACCAATAATTCTGATAGTGGTGCAGATCCAGCCTTCCAAGGATCTACTGTTTTAACAGTTATTGATAATACTTCATTCACGATTAATTCTGGTGTATCTACAAGAGCACACTTCTATGCAAGAGGGGGTAGAGTTGATAGGGCAATGGATGTGGTAATTGATGAACCACTTTCTTACTATGATATGCCTCTCATTTATAGTGGAGATTCTCCTGGTGGTGCAAGCGTAGGAGTTGGAACTCAAGCAACTGTTAATGTGGTAGTTGGTCAAGGTTCGAGTGTTGTTAGTTTTGAAGTATTAAATGAAGGGTATGCTTATGCAAATAATCAAGTCCTCACAGTGGCTATTGGAGGAACCACAGGCATTCCAACGGATACAACTAAAACCTTTAGAGAATTCCAAATTACTGTTGAGGATATTATATCAGATGAATTCTCTGCTTGGCATTTTGGTAATT